TTAAGGGATTGAAAGAATTGATGTTTAAGCATCATATCCCGAATGAAACTGCACAAGCTCTAATTGATGCGCATATACAAGATTTCAAAGATTATGAAAATTCAAAGATACAAAAATTCAATGCTGAAGCCGAAGAAGCGACAAAAGCTCTGAAAGCTGAATGGGGTATGAAGTATGATGAAAACCTCAAAACAGCAAAGAACTTTTTAGAAAAAATGTCAGGCTCTAAAGAGGAGTTTGAATATTTTAACAACAAAATAGGAAATGACGTCAAATTTATAAAACTATTATCAAAACTGGGTAATTCGATTTCAGAGGGCAGTTTGGGTGGTTTTGAAGGACAAGCCGGAGGATTTACAAAGACCCCTCAAGAAGCCAAAGCCGAACTTGACAAGATATTGAATGACCCGTCGGATGCCTACTGGGCAGGCTCAAGAAACAGAAGGAATGATGCAAAATATTGCCGTGAGCATAATTTGACATACGTTCCTGAAGAAGAAAGAAAAGCCCGTGTAGCATACGTTAATTCATTAATGCAAATGCAAGGATAAGCAAGCGAAGCCGGTGCGAGAGGGCTTGCGTTGAGCAAGACCGAAGCACTACGCAGGCGACGTGCGACGGCAGTCGCCCAGGAGCATTAAGCCCCTTGAAAAGCATTTTAAATCTCTGCCCGAAAGGATAACAGGAAAACATTGTAGGTACTAAAATTAAGGAGATTTAAAAATGACTTCTACACAATTTGAAGTTAGAGGACAGGATTATTCTCGTATAATTCTTCCTTTAGCAAGACAAGAACGTTCTCTATTGTATGATAGAGTTTACGTTAAACCTGATATTACAGGTAAATGTTTTTATCAAGACCAAATCGGCAAATGGGAAATGTCAGCAAAAACAACCGTAAACCCTGACACACCCCAAAATGACCCGAACTTGTCAAGAACTCGTATTGATATTGCAACTTATAACGATGCAAGAATGCTTGACCGTTCTTTAAGATTACAAGAGTTCTCTGATCCAATGTCTGAAACATCTTATTGTATTTCTTCATCTGTTGGTATTCAGATGGATAAATTAATCTATGATGCTTTAGGCGGTACGGCTTACAGAGGTGAAACAGGTGCTACATCTGTTGCGTTCCCTGCAGCTAAAACTGTTGCAGCTGACTTCTTATCAAGTGGTACAAATACAGGTTTGACTACTACAAAAATCAGACGTGCTGCAAAACTGTTAAATGCTCAAGGTGTTCCGACTTATGACAGAACTTTTGTTTGTTCTGCTACAGGTCTTGAACAGTTATTAGGTACAACCGTTGTAACTAACTCTGATTACAACTCAATCAAAGCTCTTGTTGCAGGCGAAATTGATACTTGGATGGGATTCAAATTTGTTGTTCTTCCTGACGGTATCATTAACGTTGATTCTAACAACATAGCTGATTACTTCGCATTCCAAAAAACAGGTATCTGTTTCGGTATGTTGGAAGAATTGTTCTTGAGAGTTGAAGAAAGAGCAGACAAGTCTTACTCTAAACAAATCTACTACGAAATCAATGCAGGTGCAGGACGTTTAGAAGAAGCGAAAGTTATTAAAGTACGTTCTGATGAATCAGTTATTATAACTGACGAAAGACAAGAAGGAGGTAACTAATGGCTACAGTTAATTCTAATGTTTATGATGCACAATTAAAAGCAGGCATTGTATTTTCTCAAGGTGTTACAGATGCAACTTTGCATTGTGTAACGGCTACTTATGAAGCAAACTCAACGGCAGCAAACACAGTTGTCAACCTTTTTAAATTACCTAAAAATGTTGTAATCCAAAACTTTGTTGTCGCTTTTGATGCTTTGGGCACAGGTACTTCTGTTGATATAGGTGATGCCGGAGACGTTGACAAATATGTTGACGGTGCAACAACAACTTCTGCAGGTTCTGCAGTTGGTGTTTTACCTGACGGCTTAGGCTATATTATAGGTACTGACACGGAACACGATGACACTATCGTTACTGCTAAAATCTTAGGTGCTGCTGCAACAGGAACAATCAAAGTTACTTGTTACTATTCAATGTAATATTGAGGGGGCATGAAGCCCCCTTTTTTAAGGATTTAAAATGAGCAAATTAGAAATAATGAATAAAGCTCTCGGGATGTTGGGAGCTAATCAGATTTATAATATTGAAGATGATACTTTGGAAGCAAAAGCCGCAAGAAAGATGTATCAATCATCTTTAGATAGCGTATTAGCTGAAACAGACTGGACTTTTGCTATTAAAAGAAGTTTATTAACTTTGTCCGACAAGAAACCTGCTTGGGAAGAAGGCAATTATTTTGAGCTGCCTTCAGATTTAATAAAGATAGTTGATGTCATGGACAGAAACCATAGATGGATAAGAGAGGGCAACTATATCTTTTCAAGAGCTTCCGAATTTGGTTTAGTGTACGTTGCAAGATGTATTGACCCGACATATTACCCTTCTTATTTCATAGATGCTCTTGCTTGTAAATTAGCGGTTGAGATGTGTTATTTGTTGACTAATTCAACCGAGAAAACAAATGTATTAATTGACCTATATAGAGGTGAATATTTACCTATCGCAAAAACTAAAAACGCAAGGGAAAAATCAAACCCGATTATTGAAGATAGTTTTTGGGTAAATAGCACATTAAGAAGTTATTGGGGGTAATAAATGGCACATGTAGCACCTATATATCCGAATTTTGCAAGAGGTGAAGTATCGCCTTTGATGTTTGGTAGAATTGATATTGAACAATATCCTACTTGTCTTGATAAATGCAGAAATACTTATATCCGTCCTTACGGATGCGCAACAAGATTATCGGGAACAGAATTTATTGCTAATGCCAAAAACAACGGCAAAGCAAGGTTATTAAAGTTTGTTTTCTCCGCTACTGATAGTTATATTATAGAATGCGGAGCGGGGTATTTCAGATTTTATCAAGACGGAGCACCTGTCTTAGACGGCAATAATCAAGTATATGAAATACAAAATTCTTATTCGGAAGAACAATTAAAATCAATTCAATACGTGCAATTAGACGATATTATTAAACTAACCTGTCTGCCTGATAGCAGCGGTAATTCAAGTGCAAAGCCGAAAGAACTCATAAGAAACGCAAGTAATGACTGGGTTTTTAGAGATGTAGAATTTAAAGAAACACCGTATTTAGACCAAAATACAACCGATATAACAATGAAAGCATCTGCCGTTACAGGAAACGACATTACTATAACAGCTTCTGCTGCTTATTTTGAGCCGTCTTTAATGGTTGGTGCAAATATGTGGATAGGTACGAAGGTTACTGATGAAGCATCAAACAAAGATGTTCAAGGTTATGTGCAATTTATTGACAATGCTAATAATTCATCAACCGTTATGCACGCTAAAGTAATGTCTAAGTTGTCAGGCACTACCGCAACAAAACTATGGGGCGAAGGTGCATTTTCTGATTACAGGGGCTATCCTGCCGTTGTTGCACTTTATGACGGTAGATTGTATTATGCAAGAACACCACATCAGCCAAGAAATGTTTACGGCTCAAAGCCTTATGCTTATGAAACCTTTACTCCTGCCGTTGATAATGAGGACGATGCAGGAATTAATATACAGCTTGCAACAAACGCAAACGGCGACGGCTCTGATATTAAATGGATGATAGGAGCGAGTTATCTGCTATGCGGAACTTATGGCGGTGAGTTCGTTATTCGTGGAGCGGGTGATGGTGCAATAACAGCAACCGATATTTCAGCAAGACAAAGAACAAACTGGGGCGGTGAACCTGTTCAACCTATTGTTGCAGGAACTTTTGTTCACTTCTTGCAGAGAAACGGCAACAAATTAAGACAATTCCAATATGATTTTTATTATGACAGCTACAAGGCGGTTGATGTTTCGATATTCTCCGAACACTTATTATCAAGTCCTATAAAAGAAATGGCATTACAGAAAAACCCTGATAGCATAATTTACTTAATGCGTGAGGACGGCAAAGTTGTAATGCTGACTTTAGAACAAGACCAATCAGTACAGGCTTGGTCTTTGCTTGAAGAACTCGGGGCAGAGGTTGAAAGCATACAGACAATTCCTTCTTATGACGGCAATTATGATGAAGTCTATATGCTAATGAACAGAAAAACTTTAGAAACAACACTTAATCAGGCTTGTTCGAATCCGAATGTAACTGTAATAAATAACTACACAGGTACAAAAGAAACTATAGGCAAATATATAGAAATTTTAGTATGTACTGAGGCTACTCATTATGAAAGGGATACAGATATTACAAAAATTTTCAGTGGAAGTTCCGGATTTGATGAAACAACTGCTGAAGCTTGGGGGACTTATTTATTATATGATACTGGTACTGAAACAAGAGAAGTTTTAAAAGGTGTAATATTTTTCACGACAGGGAACGATATTACTAGAGAACAAGAAATTATAGGGCTTAGGAATAATGAGGGTGCAGCTTCTTTTTATATAGAAGATGGTTATTTTTATTTGCAATATTATCTGAATGGTTCATTAATAAGGACTAAAATCAATCTTGCAATAAGTCCAAATATTTCTTATATTTTCAGTATAGATAATCCCTCAAATTCAAGTTGTTTAATAACATTGGCAGATGAGAATGGTTCTATCATTTATTCAACAAATATTAATAGCAAAATGAAATTGAATATAATTGCGGATTTCTCAGGAACTTATAATTTTGCGAAATCTTATATTTATGTAGGCGGTGTAGGTGGAGTCCAAACTTACTTGGCATATAAAACGCAAACTCTTGTATCAGAAACTACAGGGGCAACAGTAGACATTTCAAGCCCTGATTATGCTCTGACAATAACTGGAAATTTATTAGCAGATGATACTATTACTTTAACATATACTACAAGCCTTACAGGTACATCAAGATATATAGAAAGAATGTTAAACCCGA